ATGAATGTGTCTCTTTACTTAAAAGAAAAACTGGATGCGGATAAAACATTATCGCTATCGCTGGAACGTGGGATGAAAACTGCCATTAACTCAGCCAAAGGAACACTCAAAAGCGTATACAGTGGTACTGAAAGAGCCAGTTGGTATACCTCTTGTTTCTTTGAGAAATATGAAAGCGAATGTCAGGAGATAAAAGCTGAGGATACAAGAGTAATAAAGGCAATATTAGAGATATATAAAAGATCCGATGTAATCTTTGACATGATACGACTTTATGTTGAGTATGTTCTTGAAAACCATACACCTCGCGAGAATGCACGGAGTTCCGCTTATCACTCAGCTAAGTTAGGCGCTAATGTTGCCGTGTCCATGACCACTAAAAGAGCAATGGCTTACTCAATCGCGAAAACCGTATCTGAGTCATTCTCTGTTTCCAACATTGTCAGAGCAGAAATCAATAAGAGAGGGCTATTTTTAATCAATGCTGCTGATTTATACGGAAAGGTTCAAAAATCTGCCATGGCCGCCCGGAAATTACAAATAATCGATCCGGGATATTACTATTTGTTGCGAGTCAACAATATAGAGATGTTATACGTCTATATAGAACCCGTAATTTCAAAAGCCATGGGGAAAATCCGCTCCAATTCAAATTTAACGTTTGAAGAACTTGTCAATATACTTAATGGCATGGGAAGATAATGAAAAAAATATTGTGTAACATATTATTTTCAACGATTCCATTTGTGGTTATTATCATCTGTTCAATCTGTTATTTGATATTTTTCCCTGATCACTTTGGAAAACTCACATTAGCAACCATCGTGATAGTGTTCTTGGTGTCTTGCAAACTAATGCCGAATAAATACATTTGAAGTAACATCAATGAGGTGGCTGTTTTCAGTCACCCTATAACCATTCCTTTCCCTATGGCTGGCCTTTATTCCCCTACTGGCTAACCGTTAAATAAGAGCGCCGCCAGTTATTGCACTTTACTGACGGCGATAGCGAAGGGATTGAAGAACTGATGTATTGCTATGCCACACTGAATCACAGCATCCCATGAGTTTTAGCATAATCACGCAACGCTTCATTCATCTTAGTTTGCCAGCCGTCGCCCTGTGCCCGATAGGCGTCCACCACATCGTGATCAATCCGTAGCTTAACTGGCTCTTTCGGGTTAGCCAGTTTTGGCCGTCCACGGGTTTTTATCACCTTTTCTGCACCCTCTTTACCAAACAGCTCGGTAAATACCTCGGTGGCTGGACGTGCGCGGGCAAACTCTGCCTCACCCCACTCAGGGTTGTCTGTCTCTGTCACTTTACTGATTCTTTTGTTCATATCGCTTTACCTCACGGGAATTGGCCTTACGCAAGCTGATAACATGCACCTTGCCGTTACGTGGTGTGAATACCAACATATGTAACCGCTCTTCAATGTAGCCCAGCGCCTGAAAGCGCCGCTCTAGATATTCCTTACGCAGATCCTCAACAATTAGCGCGGTGGCAACTTCAAAATCACGCGCCATCTCAAAGGACAATTTACGTTCAGCAATATTTTTTTCGTTTTTGGTTGGGTCGTAAGATATATCCATATATTTAATGTACCCCCAATAAATGTGTTAATGCAAGCACTATAGCAATCCCGTATACAGTATCATTTCTCTTGTGCTATCCCTCACACACTCCCCATCACATGCTCCACGCGCCCGCAGGCGGCAGACTAACCGTATGAATATCCTTATTGCTGACCTTAAACGCCTGTTGGCTAACATTATCCGCATTGGCATCGTCTCAGAGGTCGATCTCGCTAACGGACTGTGCCGGGTCAAAATAGGCAATCTTGAAACCGATTGGCTCAATTGGTTAACCCTGCGCGCCGGTCGAGTGCGTTTTTGGTCTGCGCCATCAAAAGGTGAACAAGTGATGGTACTCAGTATCGGCGGTGAACTCACCACCGGTTTTGTGCTACCCGCCATCTTTTCAGATGCCAATCCCGCCCCATCACCATCGGCTGATGCCATGGTGATCACCTTTCCTGATGGTGCCCGTTTTGAGTATGAGCCGGAAAGCAGCCACCTAGCGGTAACCGGAATAGCCACGGCGGTGATTGATGCCAGCGAGTCAGTCACTGTTACCGCCCCCAATATAACCTGTACCGCCTCGGTCAAAATTACACTGAATACACCAGAAGTGGAATGTACCAATAACCTGACTACCGCCACACTGAGTGTGAAGAGAGGCGGTAAGATGACCGGGAATATTGAGCATTCCGGCGGCAAGTTCTCATCTAATGGCATTGTTATCGATAAGCATAACCATGGCGGGGTGCAGCGCGGTGGAGATGATACTGTGGGGATTAAATGACAACTTATAAGTATATCGGCATGAACCGCTGTAGTGGCTTAACCCTCGCGGATATTGACCACATTCGTCAGTCTATCAGTGACATTCTAACCACCCCACAAGGCTCGCGGGTAATGCGCCGTGATTATGGCTCACTGTTATCCACCCTGATCGACCAGCCGCAGAATCCCGCTTTACGTCTCAAAATGATGGCCGCTGTGTATGGTGCAGTGATGCGCTGGGAGCCACGCGTCGCCCTGAATGCCATCAGTATCACTACCCAGAGTGACGGCAAGATGAGAGTGGATCTATCCGGTAGCCGCACCGACAGCAACAACCTATTGAGCTTGAACATACCCTTAGGGGGGCGATGATGCCGACCATTGATTTAAGCCAGTTACCGGCACCGCTGGTGATTGAGTCACTGGATTTTGAAAATCTGTTCGCCTTGCGCAAAGAGGCATTTATCGCCCTGTATCCGGCTGACCAACAAAACGCGGTGCGCCTAACGTTATCATTTGAGTCGGAACCCATAGTGAAGCTATTGCAGGAGAGCACCTACCGTGAATTGCTGTTGCGTCAGCGAGTGAATGAGGGGGCGCAAGCGGTGATGGTGGCGTATGCCATTGGTAGCGATTTAGACCAGCTTGGCGCGAATAATGGCATTGCGCGATTGACCATCAAAGCGGCCAATCCAAACGCCATCCCACCCACTGCCGCAGTGATGGAGTCTGACGACGATTTCCGGGTGCGTATTCCACAGGCTTTTGAGGGTTTGAGCGTGGCCGGGCCAACCGGTGCCTATGAGTATCACTCCCGCAGTGCGGATGGTCGGATTGCTGACGCCTCCGCCATTAGCCCATCCCCTGCTTGCGTTACCGTCACCGTGCTCTCCCGCGAGGGCAACGGCGTAGCCGCACAAGATTTATTGGATAAAGTTTTTACCGTGCTGAACAATGAGAACGTGCGCCCGGTGGCGGATCGGTTAACCGTCAATTCTGCCGTCATCGTGGAGTACCAGATTGATGCCACGCTCTATGTTTATCCGGGGCCAGAAGCTGAGCCGATTCGCGCGGCGTCCGAAGCCCGACTACAGACCTATATCAGTACCCAACGCCGATTAGGTAGAGATATTCGTCTATCTGCTATTTACGGTGCGCTGCATGTCGAGGGGGTGCAACGGGTAGAACTGGCCGCCCCCTCAGTTGATGTGGTGCTGGATAAAACGCAAGCCGCCTTTTGCACGAGCTATACCTTGACGGTAGGCGGCTCCGATGAATAAGCGCTTATTGCCAGTCGGATCGACATCACTGGAACTTGCCGCAGCACAAGCCTGTGTCCGTATGGCTGAAATTGACGTACCACTACGGCAGTTGTGGAATGCAGATACCTGCCCGCTGGAATTACTGCCTTATCTGGCATGGGCGTGGTCGGTAGATCGCTGGGATGAACAGTGGCCGGAGTCCATAAAACGTACAGTAATCAAAGCCTCTTACTCTATCCATAAAAGCAAAGGCACCCTCGGTGCACTGCGCCGCGTGGTAGAGCCGTTAGGTTATCTGATCCGTGTTATTGAGTGGTGGAAATCCAATGAGGCTCCCGGCACTTTTCGACTAGATGTTGGTGTGCTGGAAACCGGTATTACTGAAAAAATGTATCAGGAATTAGAGCGGCTCATTAATGATGCCAAGCCGTCCAGCCGCCATCTGATCGGCCTGTCGATTAATCTCGATGTTAACGGAACGATCCCCATCAGCGCCGCCAGCTATGACGGCGACGAAATGACCATTTACCCCTATCTACCCGAAACTATTACCGTTAGCGGCCAAGGCTATTGCGGCGGTGTGGTGCATCTGATTGATGATATGAGAGTGAACCCATGACAGTGAAATATTTTGCGCTACTGACCAATTTGGGGGCGGCCAAGCTGGCAAACGCGGCCGCTCTCGGTACCCCATTACAGATTACACAGATGGCGGTGGGGGATGGCGGCGGTGTATTACCCACCCCTAACCCGGCACAAACTCAGCTTTTGGGTGAAAAACGCCGCGCCGCACTGAATTCATTGAGTATTGATGAGGCGAATAGTAGCCAGTTTATCGCCGAGCAAGTGATCCCCGAAACGGACGGCGGTTGGTGGATACGTGAAGTTGGCCTGTTCGATAAAGACGGTATTTTGATCGCCATTGCCAACTGCCCGGAAACCTATAAGCCCCAGTTGCAGGAGGGCAGCGGCCGCACGCAGACCGTGCGTATGGTGCTGATTGTTAGCAGTACCGAAGCTATCACGTTAAAAATCGATCCGTCGGTAGTACTGGCAACGCGTCAATATGTTGATAAAAAGGTGGATGATAAGGCGATTGAGGTTAAGCAGTACGCCGATAAGTTGCTGGCTGATCACGAAAAGTCACGCAATCACCCGGACGCATCGTTAACCGCCAAAGGTTTTGCAAAATATAGCAGTGCCACAACCAGCGATAGCGAAGTGTTGGCCGCCACACCGAAAGCAGTTAAAACCGTAGCGGATAATGCAGCTAAAGCATTAGATGACCACCAAAAAGCAGATAACCCACACTCGCAATATTTGCAGATGGGGCAATTAACCGGCGTAGTTGGCACCGCACGTAATGCCCGAATGAGTGTGACAGTGGCATCAGCAACAGCGACATTCACAGCGGAGGAATTGATTGTTCAGGCGGGGCTGGGCTGGCTTCAGTACAAATTAGCTGGATTTAATAAATCAGTTAATTTGGGGATTACTGGTGCTGGCGGCATGGATACAGGGAGCGCCCCGGCAAATGGATTTGTTGCGTTGTATGTCATTTATAACCCAACCACACAGGGAAGCGCGCTGCTGGCCGTGAATGCCACATCGACAGTTGCGCCAGAGGTATGTGTGGGTGTAATGCCTACGGGCTATACGGCCTCGGCACTGGTGTCGGTATGGGGAATAACCTCATCATTATTCAGAATTGGTTTTCAATCCAATCGGCACATCGCAATCCCAACCACTAACATTTATTCAGTGTCTGGCGGAACAGTAACGCAAACGGCGTTAGGTGTTTCACCGGTAGCCCCCCCTAATGCCAAACAAATTGATATTGCCATTACCGCAAATGAAACCGTCGCGGGTAACGGTGTGGCGCTGAATATTGCCTCATCTACATCAGGTATCGGGCAGTTTGGCGCAGTTTCAACCGTTACAGGGCAAACAGCAACTGCAATTACCACCGGCACGCTGGCATTAATAGAAAGTCAGCGTCTTTACTTTTCAATGTCTAACACTAACCCCGGCACCTACATCATTGCAGGCCGAGGTTATAGCCTTTAAGGGGAGAATCATGCTTGTTCAATTTTCCGATGCAAAGAAAACACGCGTTATTGCTTATCTGGCAGGGCCGCAAGACCCCGATTATTTCCCCCATCAAGGAGAGATAGACACTGATGATCCCATGTGGGCGGCCTTTTATGACAAAGTACATATGTGGATGGATGGGCTGCCGGAGCCGGTGACACCTCAGAGCTAAAATAGATGGCCGCTAATTTTGGCGGCCATCTATGAGGCATCTAGTACCGTAATAATTAATTCTCTCTTGTGCCACCCCTCACACAACCCCCACCCACTGCCCCGCGCGTAGTTATCCGGCATCATAGCGAATGAACGCTTAACCGGAGAAAACCGCATGTCTGCAACCGATTACTACCACGGTGTGCGCGTCATTGAAATTAGCGAAGGCACTCGCCCGATCCGCACTGTCAGTACGGCGGTGGTCGGGATGGTCTGTACCTCCGATGATGCTGATGCCACCCTGTTTCCACTCAATACCCCGGTATTACTCACCGATGTGCTGGCCGCCAGCGGCAAGGCCGGTGAAACCGGCACCTTAGCCCATTCACTGGATGCTATCAGCGACCAAACCAAGCCCGTGACTATTGTTGTCCGGGTGGCTCAGGGTGAAACCGAAGCCGAAACCACCTCCAATATTATTGGTGGCTCCACGCCAGATGGCCGCTATACCGGCATGAAAGCTCTGTTAGCGGCGCAGGGTAAGTTTGATGTTAAACCGCGCATCTTGGGGGTGCCCGGTCATGACACCAAAGCGGTTGCCACTGAACTGCTTACCATTGCTCAGAGCCTACGTGCCTTTGCCTACATCAGCGCCTATGGTTGTAAAACCAAAGAAGAGGCCATTATCTACCGTGATAATTTCAGCCAGCGGGAAGCCATGGTGATTTGGCCGGATTTCCTCAGTTGGGATACGGTCACCAATGCCGAAACTACCGCCTTTGCCACTGCCCGCGCCCTCGGCTTACGCGCCAAGATTGATAATGATGTTGGCTGGCATAAAACGCTGTCTAACGTCGGGGTGAATGGCGTCACTGGCATTAGCGCCGATGTATTCTGGGATCTGCAAAACAGCGCCACTGATGCCAATTTACTCAACAGCAAAGATGTCACCACCCTGATCCGCAAAGATGGCTATCGCTTCTGGGGTTCCCGCTCCTGTTCTGATGATCCGCTGTTTGCCTTTGAGAACTACACCCGCACCGCTCAAGTGTTAGCTGACACCATGGCCGAGGCCCATATGTGGGCTAACGATAAGCCGCTCTCTCCATCACTGGCAAAAGACATTATTGAGGGTATTCGCGCCAAAATGCGCGAGCTGAAATCATTGGGTTATCTGATTGATGGCGATTGTTGGTATGACGACAGCGTGAACGATAAAGAGACCCTCAAAGCGGGCCGTCTGTTTATTGATTACGACTACACCCCGGTGCCGCCGCTGGAAGATTTAACCCTGCGCCAGCGGATTACCGATCGTTATCTGGCTAATTTCGCCGCCGCCGTTAATAGCTAAGGAGCTTAATCATGGCATTACCACGCAAACTTAAGTTCCTGAATGTATTCAATGACGGGAACAGCTATCAAGGGGTGGTTGAGTCCATCACCTTGCCCAAACTCAGCCGCAAATTTGAAGAGTTTCGCGGTGGCGGGATGAACGGCAGCGCCAAGGTTGATTTGGGGCTGGCCGACGGTGCGCTAGACGTTGACTGGACGCTGGGCGGCATTGAGTCCGAAATCTACAAGCAGTGGGGCGTGACCAAGGTCGATGGTGTGTTACTGCGCTTTGCGGGTTCCTATCAGCGCGACGATACCGGGGAAACCCACGCGGTAGAAATTGTGATGCGCGGCCGCCAGGAGGAAATTGACGGCGGCGACAGCAAGCAAGGTGATAACACCACCACCAAGATTTCCACCAAAAACACCTACTACAAATTGACGTGGGACGGCGAAGTGCTGATCGAGGTCGATATTGTGAATATGGTTGAGATGGTCAACGGCGTCGATATGTTGGAAGCCCACCGCCGCAATATCGGCTTGTAACATGGCGGAAGCCATCACGTGGCTTATTTCGCACCTTATTCAATTCCTGATCTTTTATTTTATTTGGACAACCATGATGAGCAAAACAGCCGTTGTAGATGAATTACCCTTTGTTCCCGCTGAGACTACCAGCGATAAATTTAATGTAATTACGCTGGATGTGCCTATTGTCCGAGGCAGTACCACCATTACCGAAGTCACCGTCAATAAGCCCAATGCTGGCGCATTACGCGATGTCAGGCTGCAAGCGTTGATGGAAACCGATGTTGATGCATTGATTAGGGTATTACCTCGTATTACCACGCCGAATCTGACCGTGCCGGAAGTCAACAATCTTGATCCGGCTGACATTTATGCATTGTCTCAGGCGCTGGCACTTTTTTTCTTACCGAACTCGGTCAGGTTAGATTACCTACCCGTTTAACGGTTGATGATTTGATGGCTGATATTGCGGTGGTATTCCATTGGCCGCCATCCGCCACCGATCCGATGACTGTCGGCGAGCTTTTAGAGTGGCGACATAAAGCCATTATCCGTAACGGGGGCAGTGATGAGTGACAAGAACCTCCGCTTGCAGGTTTCTTTAAGCGCTATTGATAAAGTTACCAAGCCATTTAAATCTATGTTGGCCAGCAATAAAACGCTGGCCGCTTCCATTAAAGCAACGAAAGACCAACTCAAACAACTGGATGCACAATCTGGCAAAATTGAGGGTTTTCGTAAGAATAAAGTGGCGGTTAATGGTACTGCTCAGGCACTGGCCGCTGCCCGAGATAAAGCGCGCCAGCTTGCCACCGAATTAAAAAACAGTGCCGCCCCCACCGCTAAACAGGCGAAAGAGTTTAAGCGCGCCAGTGAAGAGGCCGCCAAGCTAAAACAAAAATATAATGACTTACGCACCGCGCTGCATACCCAACGCACCGCATTGCAAAGCAGCGGCATTGCCACCAATCGATTAGGTCAGGCGCAGCGATCCCTTAAAGCCAATATCACCAGCACCACCGCCGCACTGACTGCGCAACAGCGCCGATTAGAACAGCAAGCCCAGCAACAACAGCGCCTCAGTGCCGCCCGCAATCGCTTTGACAGTAGCAACCAACGCAAAGCCATTGCCGCTGGATTGGGTTACACCTCGCTCTCCACTGGCCGTGCGATGGGTCGAGGGATAGCCGGAGCGCTGCATGTCGGTTATGAATTTGACGGCATGATGAGTAAAACCCAAGCCGTGACCCGCATTCCTGATAAAAACGCAGCAGATATGCAGGCGATGCGCCATCAGGCCCGCACCTTGCCGCTCTCCTCTAAATTCACCGATCTGGAAGTGGCGCAAGGGCAATATTTCCTTGGTCGCACCGGTTATAGCCCGAAGCAGGTATTAGGCGCGATGCCGGGGATGCTGAATCTGGCCGCAGCCGGAGATATTGATCTCGGTACTACTGCGGATATCGCTTCCAATATTCAAACCGCGATGGGGATCCCGGCGGAGAAAATGGATCGGGTGGCCGATGTGCTGACGGCGTTATTTACCCGCAATAACGTCGATATCCCGATGCTGGGCGAGTCTATGAAGTACTCCGCCGGTGTTGGGCGCGAATACGGCCAGAGTCTGGAAACCGTGGCCGCCTCTACCGCCATGCTGGGCAGCGCCGGGATTCAGGGCAGCCAAGCCGGTACCACTATGCGCAGTATCTTAAGCCGCATTGGTGGCTCCAGTACGGTTAAGGATTTAGGCGTCAAAACTGCCGATAAAAACGGCAATATGCGCGATCTGGTGGATATCCTCAAAGATATCAATGATAAAACCGCCAAAATGGGCAACGTTGAACGCGGTGCTATCTTTAAGAGCATCGCCGGGCAATATGCCGTCACCGGTTTTGGTGTGTTGATGCACGCTGCCGGTAATGGCTCGTTGGATAAGATGCGCGGTAAGCCCGGTGAATATGATGGTGAAGCGGCGCGGGTAGCGTCAACCATGCTGGATAACCTCAAAGGTGATATGACCATTCTGCACGCGGCGATGGAGAATATCAGCGTTGAATTATTTGAGAAAAATAATGATTGGTTACGCTCTGCCGCCAAAGGGATCAGCGAGTTTATGCACGGTGTGGCTGAATTCCTGAAAGCGCACCCGCAGGTCAGTACCGCGATAGTGAAGATAGGTACCGTAGTGGCTATCACTACCGCCGCATTTGGCGCGCTGGCTATCGCCGCCGTGGGTATTTTGGGGCCGTTCGCCCTACTGCGTTTCACCACCTCGGTATTAGGTATCCGCTTACTGCCTCGCCTGTCGTTTGGCATGTCCAAACTGGCGAGTACTACACCCATCACCACCCAGCAGATCGGCAACTTTAGCCGCTCACTGCTCACTCTGTCTAAAAATGGCGGTCAGTCGGCGATTGCTACCCTTAAAGGGCTGGATAATGGTCTGGTTAATGTGGTGCGTTCGCCGGTTAAATCCAGTATCAGCGGTTTTAAAATGTTGGGTAATGGCATTAGTTGGCTGGCTAAATCCCCGCTTAAATTCCTGCGCTTTGCCCTCGGTGGCTTGGGTAGCCTGTTCGGTATCTTAATCAGCCCGATTGGCCTGATTGGGGCGGCCATCGTGGGCGCTGGCTTGCTGATTTACAAGTATTGGCAGCCGATTAAGGCATTTCTCGGTGGCGTGGTGGAGGGCTTTATGCAAGCCGCCGCCCCGATTAGAGAAGCGTTGAAGCCGCTGGGGCCGGTGTTTGATTGGATTGGTGATGCAGTTAAAAACGTGTGGAACTGGTTTAAAAAGTTACTGGAACCAGTGCAGTCAACCACCGCCGATTTAAACAGCGCCGCCAATGCCGGTAAGTCTTTTGGTCAGTTTCTGGCCGATGGCATTGATCTGGCAATGACCCCCCTCAAGGCGCTGATTTCATCCATTAAGTGGGTATTGGAAAAGCTGGATGAGGTGAAGCAGCGCTCCGAGAAAACCCGCGAACTGGCGCAAATGAATCCGGCGATAGCCGCTGCCGCTGGCAACTACGGTATCACATGGAAGCCCGCGCCAAAGGGCAACAGTGCCGCTGATATCGCGGCTAAATATACCGGTGAATATGATAACGGCGGCACTATCCCGTTAGGTAAATTCGGTGTAGTCGGCGAGCATGGCCCTGAAATTATTAACGGCCCAGCGCAAGTCACTGGCCGCCGCAATACGGCGGCAATGGCGGTTGCGGCTTCCATGCTATTTAGTGGCTATCAGGCCGCTGCCGCACCACTGCATCCGTACAGTTTACCCGCATCACAGTATCGCAGCGGCCAGACCAGCAACCCACAGCAAAATCAAAGCAGCCATGCCGCACCAATTATCAATATTTATCCGTTACCACAGCATGATGCACAGGATATTGCCCGCGAGGTGGCCCGCCAACTGGCGGCCTATAACAACCAAATTAAAAGTAAATCAAACCGTAGCTATCAAGACCATGACGACTAAGGAGCACTAACATGATGATGGCATTAGGGATGTTTGTCTTTATGCTGAAAACTGTCCCCTATCAAGATTTTCAGCACCAAATGGCATGGCGTCATCCGTCAAATACGCGCATCGGCTTGCGGCCTATCAGCCAGTTTATAGGGCCAGATAAGGAATCAATTACCTTATCCGGTCTGCTCTACCCAGAACTCACTGGCGGTAAGGTATCACTGATGGCGCTGCAACTGATGGCGGACACGGGCAAGGCTTGGTCACTGATCGAGGGGAATGGCGCGATCCACGGTATGTTTGTGATTGAGAGTATTAGTCGTGGCAAAAGTATTTTTTTTCGTGACGGCTCGGCGCGCAAAATTGAATTCACGCTGAAGCTAAAACGTACCGATGAATCATTAAAAGAGATGTTTGGTGATTTATCCCAGCAATTTGACGATATCGCCACTCAAATATCGGACACCGCCAGCGGATTATTATCATGACAATGATAGATAGCCTGTTAAATAACGGTCATAACGCACCGGATTATTCTATTACCGTGGATGGCATTGATAAAAACGGTGGCATTAAAAAGCGGTTGATGTCGTTAACCCTGACCGATAATCGGGGCTTTGAAGCGGATCAGCTTGATATTGAGTTAGATGATTCAGACGGTAAATTAGTGCTGCCGCGTCGCGGGGCAAAAATAGCCGTTGCGCTAGGTTGGCAAGGGGCGGCGTTGATTGATAAAGGCATATTCACCGTGGATGAAATAGAGCATGGCGGCGCACCGGATAAGCTAACTATTCGCGCCCGCAGTGCGGATTTTCGTGAAACGCTCAATATTCGCCGTGATCACTCTTACCATAAGACCACAATTGGCGGGATAATTAAAACCGTTGCCGAGCGCAATAAACTCACGCCAACATTAAATAAAGCGATGTCTGATTTAGTTGTTGACCATATAGACCAAACCAACGAATCAGACGGTAATTTCCTTACCCGACTGGCGAAACATTATGGCGCTATTGTCGCTGTGAAAAATGGCAATCTATTATTTATTCGTCAGGGCCAAGCGAAAACCGCCAGCGGTATACCCATTCCGGTGATAAGCATTATTCGCAGTCTGGGTGACGGTCATCAATTCAGTATGGCTGACCGGGGTGCTTATACCGGGGTGGTGGCTAACTGGCTCAACACCCGCACCACCGAAAAGCCAGTGGTTAAGGTAAAACGAAAGCGCAAACGTAAGACGAGCAGTACCACCAAGCCCAAAGAGCCAGAAGAGAAACAAGGTGAATATCTGATCGGCACTGATGAGAATGTGCTGACCTTACGTACTACTTACGCCAGTAAACACAATGCGCAGCGAGCGGCCAAATCAAATTGGGAACGACTACAGCGGGGCGCGGCGAAATTCTCTATTCAACTTGCGAAGGGGCGCGCAGATCTCTACCCAGAAGTGCCGGTTAAAGTGGCCGGATTCAAAAAGCAGATTGATGAAGCTGATTGGACATTGGTGACTGTGACCCATTCAGTGAGTGACAGTGGTTTTACTACCGCGCTAGAGTTAGAGGTGAAAATAGATGATTTGGATATGGAATGATGATTTTTAATCAATAATCACGCATAATTCTCATTAACACCGACCATAGTCGGGATGATGCCGGAGCCCGGATCATGTTCAATTGCCCTTTATGCCATAGCGCAGCCCATACCCGCAGTAGCAGCCAGATCACCACCGAAACCAAAGAGCGCTATCACCAGTGCATTAATGTGAATTGCGGCCATACCTTTGTGACGATGGAAAGTTTTATGCGTTCTATATCAAAGCCCGTAGAGATTAATCCTGTCCCACCACACCCGCAAACTAGCGATCAGGTATTGATATTCTGA